TTTGGGGTGTGTGGCTTGCACTTCGTTGCGAGTTTCATCAAATACCCAGCAGTCGTTCCACTCAGCCATGGTCATAAGGCGTCCCGAATCATAGGCCAACTGAAACTCCTTGAGCCAGTTCAATGTAATGTTATCACGTAGGTTCATGCCGTAGAGTCCACACTCGCTGAACTTGCGTTCACGTCCTAGATAGGCCAAGCCAATTTTGGCAGGCATTTGACTGTCAATAAAGCTGGCAGAGATAGGTGTGTGACACACCATGTCTGCGTCCATCCAAAACAACACATCTGCGTCACAATTGGCTGCACTGTGAAACACTGAATAGGCTTTGTGACTGAATCGTATAGCGTCCCAACGAAAACCTATACCCGGAGCTTTGCCTTTGCGATCTGCAGGGCCAGTGGCAACCAGGCCACGTGCTCTGGGATCACCTCCCCAGCGTTGCTTGAATGCCACAATTTCTGGACTCACAGCATGTAGGTCTCTGACATGTAGATTGGGTGCGCTTTGCTGTATTGCACAGTCTTCGGTGTAAACGTATAGGTCAATTTCTTTGGGCCAGTTTTGCAAGAACGTGTCAATCATGCGACTGGCATAACGTTCGTAACCGCTGGCATTGAATGTTGTAACCACTGCGTATTTCATCATTCAAACTCCCGGTAAATGACATTTACATAATCTTTCCAGAACCAATGCTCAGATATCATTTTTTTAAGTTCACTGTCATCATACAACACAGTATCTGGGCTGGCTGTGGTTGGCTGTAACAACCAATCAAAATGATTTTGATTTACCTTGGTAATAGTTGGCACCTCTGGCACAGTGACTCTGGCAGGATCATAATAAAATGCATTGTGATAGCTGACACTGTTGAGTGTAAAAAATTCCAGGCCATGTTTTTTAAACAACTCGGTGTACTTGCTTAAACTGGCGCCGCGAAAATATCGACGGTCGTACGTTTTTTTCTTGACGTTGGGAATATAAGGAAAACTTGCTTGCACAGCTGAACCAAAATGTGGATTTATTTCTACACAAACCACAGCAGGCTTGAATCCAGCTTCCAACAGCACACGAGCAACTTCATAATCAAAACTATCTATATCAAGGCTAAAAAAGTCACAATTCCAATCAGACACTGGCCGCAAAATATCCACTATGTCCTCGGTGGTGATCATTTGTTTGAGTTTGACCACAGCATCTCCCCAACGATTGGGAGTATCTGGTTCCCAGTCTCTTCCGTCAACACCAACGCCGGTGTATCCTTGATCCAACAGGTCCATGGTCATGTTTTGATTTCCGGTACCAAACCCAATCTCAACAAAAGTTTGATGAGGGTCCCGGAGCCCCGATAACATGAGTTCTATAATGCCAGTTTCGCCAAATTGACTGTAGCCTTGTCTTTCGTAGGGTAGGGTGAATGTATACATATATAACTATTTAACACAAATGAAAATCAGTCTTTTTAATCAGTTCGGTGCTAAAAATTCAGTGCCAGTGTTTCAAGCCATTGCTCAAGGGCTTGTTGCACAAGGACACACGGTGGTTTATCATGACCTTGACGCTGATGTGGCCGTGATATGGAGCATGCTGTGGGCCGGGCGTATGCGCCCCAATCAAGAAGTTTATGACACATTCCGGCGTCAGGATCGGCCTGTGATTGTTGCCGAAGTTGGTATGATACAGCGCGGACAGACCTGGAAGATTGGCGTTAACGGTACTGGTATACACAGTTACAACTTTGACAATCTTGTTGCCAATCGTGCTGCCAGTTTGAATTTAAAATTACACCCGTGGCGCAACGGATCCAATGTTGTGATAGCCATGCAACGACAAGACAGCGAACAGTGGCACGGGCAACCACCAATGAACCAATGGCTAGAATCAACTGTGGAAGAAATTAAAAAACACACTGATCGACCTATTGTGATTCGACCACATCCAAGAAATGTATGCAACATACCTTCTGGATGTCTGATCGATCGTCCACGATTTACTGCGGGCTCATACGATGATTTTGATTTTGATCGTGTGTTGAAGTCTGCTCATTGTGTGCTGAACTGGAACTCAGGACCTGGGCCGCAGGCATTGATGGCAGGCGTTCCTGCGTTTGTTGGTTCAGACAGCTTGGCCAGCACTATTGCCAATTGGGATCTATCACAAATAGAAAATCCTCCACGCCCTGCTCGTAGTGCATGGCTAGAACAACTAGCACACACTGAGTGGACTGTGGAGGAAATTACGTCAGGATTGCCGTTTAGACGCTTAGTCTTTTGATATCAGCATCAACCATGTCACGTATCATGGTTTCAAAATTGGTACGTGGCTTCCAGTCCAGTTGTTCTCTAGCACGGGCAGCATCGCCACGTAGGCTGTAAAGTTCTGCTGGACGTTTAAATCGCGGATCACTTTTTACTAGATGTTTCCAGTCATGGATTCCTGCATGTTCAAATGCCACACGACACAGATCACCAATGGTGTGCTGTTCGCCAGTGGCAATCACATAGTCACTGGCTTTTTCTTGTTGCAACATCAACCACATGGCTTCTACAAAATCGCCGGCAAATCCCCAGTCTCTAGCACTGTCTAGATTGCCCAGAGTGACATCATTGGCCAGGCCCAATTTGATACGTGCCACTGCATCTGTGATTTTGCGTGTGACAAATTCACGACCGCGCAGGGGCGATTCATGATTGAACAAGATACCCGAACAAGCATACAAACTATAACTTTCACGGAAGTTTATGGTCATCCAGTGCGAGTACAACTTGCTCACGCCATAGGGACTGCGTGGGCGGAACGGTGTTGTTTCACCTTGAAGTCCCGGCTCAGTGGCGTTGCCAAACATTTCACTGGTGCTGGCCTGATAAAAGCGAGCATTGGGATTGTGTTGGCGAATTGAGTTTAGCAGGTTCAACGGGCCCATGCAGTTGACCTCTGTGGTGAGTTTGTTCAATTCCCAACTGATGCCCACAAAACTTTGAGCTGCAAGATTATAAACTTCCTGGGGCTTGACACTTTGCATGATGTGATTCATGTTGTTCTCATCCGTGATGTCACCAGTGATGAGTTCAATGTCGTTTTCAATGCCTAGCCATTTGATATTTTCCAAATTGGGATTTGAATAACGTTTGACTAGCCCATACACATGGTAGCCTTTTTCAATCAAATATTTGGCAAGATACGGACCATCCTGGCCAGTCATGCCCGTAACAAAAGCAGTTTTTTTCATAACAATCCTTAAACTTGAATATCTTCCATGCCAGCTGCCCGTAAACGAACAATGTGCCCCAGCATGAAGTTTTTGCTTTCCAGCGCCTTCATGATACCCAGCCAGCGATTTCGCAACAGAGCCACTTCATTGATGATGGTTTCAAAGTCAATCACTTCGTCTTCACCGTCTACATACTTTTCAGCATCTCTGCTGCTGAGAGCACGATTGTAGCCTTCCAGGTACTTTTGAAAGTGCTTGCGACGAATCTTGCGCAACTGAATGTTCAGCAGATTCAGCACAGCTTCCACTTCTTGAAGTTGATAGAATCTCTGTTCAGTTATGCCCGGAAGTAGCTTGATATTGTTCTCAACGATGCCACCAATTTTGCAATCTCGTTTGGCGGCCGTGAGTTCACTATCATAGTGTGCCATGAAGTCTGGGATCTTGCCTAGATCCGCTGCCACTTGACTATACCACATTAGTTTTCCCAGTTGTCATCTTCTGTGGTGTCACTGTCTTCTTCTGGCTCATCATCTTCGGGATCTGCATAGTCTTTGTCGTTGTCAAGATAAGCAGTAAGAGCACGTTTGATATCAGCATCGCCTTTGAAGGCTGTACGGATATCTTCCACATCAGAATCGTTGTCAATCAAGATTGCAACCACAGCTTCTGCTGCTTCGTCACGATCCACAGTGTTGACGTAACGCTTGAGTTCACCCCAAATTTCACTTGCTACTGTTTCGCTCATTCTGCATCTCCTTCTTCTGCTACAGCGACCTCATCTTTGATTTTGGCAAAGTCTGCCATGACCTTGTCAAGGCATCCATCTTCGTTGGCTTCCCAGGCCTTGCGAAAATACTTGATAATTTCGCCTGTGTCCTGTATAGTGAATGCCAGTCTATTGCCATCCTTTTTAAGAATGCCTTTTTTCTCAGCCAGGTCCACCAGACCCGAATATGGACTCATGCCCGTGGTATAGGGAATCTTGACCTGCACGCCTTCAAAAGGTTTACTGTACCGAGTCTTCATGATCTTGCATGATGCACGGATACCGTTGACTTCTGATACCTTGTTGCCATCCTCATCTTCTTTGAGCTTGAGTTTCTTCATGGCAACCACAATTGAACTTGCATAGATAAAGCCCTGACCACCGGAGATCTTGTCATCGGGATCAAACATGTCCTGACTTGCGTAGGTGTGATTGGTACAGACCAAGCCCACATTGTAGCTGCCAAACATGTTGACGCAGTTACGAACCAGGGCCGTGAGTGCTTTGGGTTTGCGGCCCAGGTCACCTTTCATTTCGCCTGCTTCAAACTGGTTCACGTCTGTAGGTGTCAACAACATGCCCAAGCTGTCAATCACAAACATGACCTTGGGACGTTCACCTTCGGCCAGGGCCTTGTAGTCGCTCATGAATGTGCTGATTGTTTTGGCCACATCATCAATCATGCTCATGCTCAGTTTCAGCAGTTTGTCCTGGCTGGTGTCTACTCCCAGTGCCTTGAGCCAGGCTTCGTCCAGGGCGTTTTCGCTGTCAACCAACACCACATAGATGCCTTGCTCTTGTGCGTTCTTGATAATGTTGCCGGAGCAGATGTAACTTTTACCTGCTCCTGATTCACCAGCAAACACTGTGACCTTGCCCAGCGGAATACCTTTGTTGAAGTCTCCTGAGATAAGATAGTTCAAGGCATAGTTGCCTGTGCTGATCCAGTCTGTGGGATCATTGAAGCCAATGCTGAGTCCTTCAATGCTTTTTGTGATTTCCTTGCGGAACTTGCTTACGTCAAATGCTTTTGCCATGATTACCCTTAGTGTAAAATTATTTGTGCTCGATTGTTGTCTCGAGAATTTCTATATAACATTTTTCTATATTCGAACAGTTTGTTTTCTAAATCTACTATGTTTGCAATTGGTATTTGTTCAGCAATCAGTTTGATACTGTGCTCATTGGCCCAGGCCTGTGCTTCTTTGCTGAACGGAATAGTTTCAGGCATCTCCAACCCCAATTGGAACGCAAATTCCAAAGTCTCATAGTTAAAATGATCTGAACATTCTAATTTAGTGTCAAAAAATCTAAACTTATTATAATACTGTCTACCCACGTATGTGTAGCCAAACGAGAAATTTACTTTGTCGTTGTTTGAGACCATGGTATCCCACAATGGATTGTCAAACACTTGCCATTTGGAATCTGCCTTGAACTCTAGCGTTGTAAAACTGTGTTCAAGATGATGTATTGCCATGTTGACTTCTTCGTATGGATAGATGTATCCTAACTTTTCCATTGCTGGTGCAGTTTTGATTATTCGTTCATCATCTGGATACAGCTCATGTAATACATTACCCAGTCGAGCTTGAGATGCAACACTACTGAATCTTAGATCATTGATATTGATGTCATGACGGTGAGAAAACACCCAATCACAATGCAACTTGTTAAGAAACTGTTGATCTAGATAATTTTCAAGATCTGTATGCTGTTTAAAACTCTCGCTCACAAGGTCGTATAACACTTCATTGGTCTTTGAGATAGCCCAGTGCAACTGCGTAATTCTTTGATCAAGATTTTTATAAAGTGTGCGATCATTGGCAAACGAGTTTTGCGATTTTTTGTTTGTTTGATCAACAAAAAATTCAAACAGTTCGTGATTGTACACCACCTCAAAAGGCAGAGTATCTCCAGATTTATCAAATACCAAAGAAAATTTCATAGTAGATAAAAAGGCAAGCACCTTTCGATGCTTGCACTTTTTAGATTACTTCTGCTGACGACTACGAATCATGGCCAGAATGTCTTCGGCTTTCTGTGCTGGCTTTGGAGCAGCAACAGGTTCAGCAGCAAAAGATTTTTCTGCTGTGTCAACATCTTCGTCAAAGTTTGACGCTGGTGCCGAATGTGCTGCTGGCTTGGCAGGTGTGTCATGGGCATCGCCGTGACCATCTACTGTGGCTGCACTGCCAGCAGGTGCGTTGACACCAGCAGGACGGAAGTACTGACCCCAACGCTCTGTGTCATAAGGCTGACCATCTACTGATGCTTCGAACATTTCCTTGATCACCTTGAGCTCAACTGCGCTGGGTTTCTTGGGCAAGAATGTGCTGAGATCATATAGACCATGTGCAGCCACAGCAGCTTGTTCAGCTTCGGTCAAGGCCGATTCCTTACGTGCCCACTTGGATGTGTTGTAGTCTGCATAGCCACCCTTGCTGGTCTTTGCAATACGGAAGTCCAAGCCACGCAACAGGTCAGTTGGTAATTCTTCCAGTTCTGGATCCATCAGGGCACCTTTGATCAAGGTAAACAACTGAGGTCCAATGATGAACTTGCGAATAGGATTGTCCGGTGTTTTGTCGTCGCTGATGGGATTCTCACGCACAAAGCCCTGGAAAATGTAACTGCGTTTTTTCCAGTACTTGCGACCCATGTCTTCAAGACTCTTGTCCTTGAACCAGGTGCGTACTTCTGCCAAGATTGGGCAAGCATCGCCCCACATCTCAACGCATGGCACTTGCACCATGACTTGTTTTGAATCCATCTCACCTTTGACGCCATTGAATGGCAGTCGAATCATTGCTCGCTCTGCCCAAAAGAATGTGTTTTTTGTGTTACCGTCCGGCAAGAAACGGAGTACGGCTTCTTTGCCTTCTTCC